TCACCGTACTGTGGCACTCCCATTCCCCAAATTTTAGATTGTTGAGATGTATTCATATCTCCAAATATATAATCATGGACATCGCATTTAATGGGGTTGACACTATTCCCATCGAATAAAAAGAAATTTTCTTGACCAATAAAAAACACGCCACGATCTGTATCTACAGCCCCACGGCTGGTTACAGTTCCGCAAGATGTGCCAACCCTTTCAAATCTATAAATATCGGGTGGGCCAGAATATACAGCCCTAAATGCATCTACGTCAGTAATGATAAAAACTTGTCCTCTAGTTCGTATGCCCTGCATAATCTGGCCAGAAGTTTGAAGCTCTGTGTCCCCAGCTTGGTTAGTGCTTGCCGGCGTCCATAAATTTCTGTCTTCAAATGAGCACCAAGATATTTTACGGCTATTTCCACCAGAACCTAATGCAAAAATGAACCGTTCTTCAGTTACAATTAAACCAAGATTAGATAATGGTGCGTTAGTTATAGGCGTAGCAACGGTAGCTAATTTTAAAGATGTTTCAGTTATATTAACATTTTGCTCCGCATTACTTGCAGGATAAATTTGTATTGTAATGCCAGTATCATCTGTGTCGAACCTATAAAAACTATTGCCAATAGGTAAGGTTTCATCAAGTAAAACTGTCGTAGTTGTTGTGCCTAAGACTTTAACTTTTAGTGATGGTATTGTTGACGCATCACTATCAGCATCAGGGTCAGTTACATTTATTGTGAAATGATATTTAGCACCGTTAGTTAAACCAGTTATAGCTTGCTGTAAATTAGCAGCCGTTGTGCCTGTCCACTTGGCCTCACCACCACTTATAGCCCAACCAGTTCCTAGCGTCCAATCTGTGCCTGCCGAAAAACTGTTATTAGTTATTAGTTCAGCACCACTAGAAATACCTAAACCCCACTCTAAAAGCCTGCCATCATCATAATGACAGCCAACCATGAGTTCGCCAAAATTATCTAAACTCCAAAACGTAGCAGGATCAGGAATGGCATTTGCAAGTTGCTGTCTTGGTGTACCCCAGAAGCCAACACCGTAAGGGCCTTTACCATACCCAGCAGATACAGCCGCATCTTTACGTCCAGTTGCTAAGTTTTGAGGTGTAATATCGTAGCACAAGCCACTACCTGTCATAGCAACCAATGCATTATGCGAACCTCCGGCAAGCCAAGTGCTTTGGTTTAAAGCTTCCCAAGCGTGCATCCCTCTAACTGGTTGTGTGGTAAAATCTTGCTTTCTGTCTTGCCAGCCGCCAATAGGACGCAATGAACCGTCCAACCATCTGACTAAGCTACCTTCGCGCCATCTGCCAGATTGTTCGTAGTCTGTGCCTATTCGGTAAAATCCAGATGGTATGTCTAAAGGTACTAAAGTCATGTTTATGTTTTCATAATATAAGCTAATGCATAATAAGGTGGTCTGTTTTCGTGTGCGCCACCGCCGCCAGTGTTAGAAACTGTTACAGTGTGAGTGTGTGCGGCAACACTGTTAATGCTCAGTGTGTGAGAATGTGCGCCTGAAGTGCTTGAAGTAAAGTTTGTGCTTTGACCAGCTACTGATCCTGCACCATTTTGACCATTATTAAGAATAGATACGTTATTTCCAAAATAATCCACATCTGGTGAAAATGATATATTAGTAGTGTGGGTGTGTCCCCCTGCTGAAGTAGCTGATCCAGTGTGACTGTGACTTCCTGCGCTTGCTGTAGAGCCAGTGTGAGAGTGGGCAGGCAATTCGCTAGTCGCTAGTGTCACGTCATTTGCACCGCCAGTATTATTTACATCATAGGTTCCACCGCTATCAGCGTCAGCCATAACGATAAACTTACCTGTTAAGTTAGGTGTGCCGTTTGAACCGTTACATAATGCCCAGCCTGTAGGAACAGCCGAAACCGCGCCCGACCACATAATAATTCCACCAGAGGGCATAGTGTACCCTACAATATCATCAAGTGCATTATTGATTAACTGCCCCCATGTGTCCTGACTTCCGCCAATCGTTGGCTTTGTTAAAGTTAAGGTCATAATAATCTCCTATTTATGCAAACATATCATGTTAGGCCGCATCCGTCCATATTTCAGATGGTATATTAATCTCAGTATAAGTTTCAGATGGTACATTAATTTCTGTGTAATTTTTAGGCGGCACGTTTATTTCTGTAAAAGGAAAAGCTGCTAACCCAATATCTGGAACACCTGTAACTATATTATCTGTTGAAAAGATATATGATTGTGTCAGGCTTAATGACTGAATATCTGGTGCGTTAAAGATTATTTGACCAGTAAAAAAATACTCTTGCGTTATTATTGTGCTTTCAACTTGTACTGTTCCAGTAAGAATATTTGGAGCTGTAAAGTTTTCATTTTCAAACATAGTGGCATTTGGAACGGACGCAGCTTGGCCGGTATACTGACCAGATAAATTATGAATTTGAGTTAATTGACCTAGTGCTAGGTCGGGGCTACCACTCTCTAAATTACTAATAGAAAAAATATGATTTTGAATAATTGTTGTAGTATCAACAACAGGAACCCCGGTGATAAGTGGGGAAGCTGCAAAATTCTCACCCTCAATAAGTAAGACGTTACTAACTACTGGATTTGCTGTTGTTATGTCATTGGTTGCAAAATTGTGAATTTGTGTAATTGCGGTTGTATTTAAGACGGGATTTTGAGTTTCTAAGGTAATTGGCGCAAAAACAAAGTTATTAGTTAAAAAGGCACTATCAATAACTGGGTTTTGAGCTTCAATATTGGACCCTGATAAAATAAGATTTTCTGTTAAAACACCAGCATCTAAAACCGGGTTTTGAGTTGCAACATCATTAGCAGATAAAGCAAGGTTTCTTATTCCCACAAAGCCTAATGGCTGAGAAGCTAATGGGTGAAAACCAAGCATCTACGCAGTCCAATCTGGGTTAATTTTTGTCCAGTCAAAACCTTCTATTGTAAACTGACCTAATGTTTCATTGTATGTGGAATAAATATAATCCCGGTCTAGTTTATCGATCCAAGCGTTTACGTCTGTTAATAAATACATTGGCTCTTTGCTTGCATCCATATCAATTCTTGTATCCCTATACGTTTTTAGAGCGGCCCATTGTTGTTGGGAAATTTCTGGGTTTGCTCTGCGCCATTCATGCTCTTTTATTTCTGCTTTTTCTTCATCATTTAATTCGTATGTGATCCATTCAGTATTTACCCACAGAACTTTGTGAGTTTTTATATTGCAATCAGGTTTATCGGGAGCCGCTACATACCCAGCGTCAAGTATTTCAGCATCAGTAAATGTTTCTGGGTCAGTCCTTGTATAACCGCTACTTAATACAATTCTATCGGGCAAAGTCTCAGGCGTATTTAAGTTATAAGAATACAAAGTCATTTAAGCTACTCCTAAAAATAAAGCATTATATGCACTAAAACTTCCGGAGTTCGTTGCTATTTGAAAACAAACCCTAATGGTTTCACCAGTTGAAAAAGTATGTGTGGGGCTTCTTAAAACAGCACCCGGTTGGGTCCCACTCATTCCATCACTTTCCATGTAAATGTGGCCTGTTGAATAACTAGCTTGGGTAGTGGGTTGAACTTCTATCGTGCTACTGTTTTCCGCATTAAGAGCCACAAAAGAACCCGTATTACTATGAGTTCCTGGGTTAACACCCCCAGCCATGCCAGTATATGTTGTTGGTGTGCCAAAATTATTAAAACCTGTTACATTCCATCTACCGTTAACAAAATTGTTTCCAGAGGACATATTGTAAATACTAGCAGAATTAAGATTGTAATAAGTCATTCCAACAACAGTTGATAAATCTTCAAATTTTGCATTACCGATTGGGTTGTCAAAAAAACTAGTTGTTTGAAAATAACCAGCGGATGTAAGATAAGTTAGGGGATTTGTTGGTGTAACCCAAGTTTGTTCGTTGTTGAGGCCTCTTATAGCCATAGCTTTCGTAACAGTCCCACTAGAATTGATAATTTGTATACCAGCTATAGCGTAATCATGAGCATTAACAGTGCTGCCATTGCATTTTCCACCAATGTAAATTCTACCTGTTAAACCATTTATATCAGAGGGAATTACAAAATCTTTTATATCATACCCGTTTGTTAAATTACCCCCATTTGTGCTAGATGTGCTTAAATATGAACCTGACGCAAAATGTTTCATTTTTGAATAAAAATTATTAGCTGTAACATTTACAATTATAACTTGAGAAGATGTTCCTAATAGCGTTGCTGGGTTTTTATCCTCTGGATATACATTTACCTTAAAACCCTCATATTCTTCAGCAACCGCCCCTTGAGTATCTAGAACAGCGGTAATATCAATGTTGCCCCCAGCAACATCAAACGCACCAGTATCATCTATTGAAAAATGACCGCTATTAGGCGTCCAATCTGCATTTGTGCCGCCTATCGTTCCTAAAACTTGCCCATATTGATCAGTTACCGTGCCAGTAGCTTGCACAACTTCATAATAATAACGACCACCAACGCCAGTTGTAGTTGTTTTTGGAAGAAACCTTGTTGTTTTATCCTCATTCAAACCGCCCAGATTATAAAATAAATTCCCTATATTGCTATATGAGCCACCCGTTGGATAATACGACCTCGGGCCTAGTGATGGATTATTGCTATCATAACTACTGCGAGCCGCTGGCGCATAATCAAACGTAAACGTAAATGGCACACTTGTATCCAAGATAGATAATACAATATTTCCAATAGTTGTCGTGCCACCCACAACAGGGTCCTTATAAGCCTCTAAACCTACTGTAAAGGTTTCGGTCCCTTCTGTTGTTGCATCACTTCTTACGTTAAAACCATTATAATCAACAATATTTTGAGTTGTTTCACCGCTACCCATTTGTGCTACTGCACTATAAGAATTTGCAGTTACATCATAAGGGGCCGCTGGAGTAAATTCTATATCATCAGCGCTTGCAGTATTTAATGTTGTTGACGCTATTTTAGTTTTTACAAGACCACTGAAACCCGCGCTAGCATTATAACCAACGTTGCCAATTATTAAACGCCAATCATTATAAGAATTATCTTTCTGACCTTCTGTTAAACCACCTAAGTTTGCGTCTATACTGTTTGAATTATCATAAAATTGAGTGGATATATAAGGCAATAAAGGTTGCATAGTAAAAGTCTGTAGTATTGGGCCGCTTGTACTTCCTGACCTAATTCTTAAATAAAAAGTTGGCGCTGTAGTAAACCACTCTATAAATCTAGTTCTAAAAACAGCGGAGCCTGAACCAGTTGAATTAGTAACGGTTATAGTGCCTGTTAAATCTTGAAACATTAAATCATGGGCAGTGCTATCTATTGACCAGTAACGGGTTGTTGTTCCTGAACTTGATGAAAAATTTTCAACAATATGCAGATAATATTCTTCATTTTGAATGAATGTAATTGCGCCATTTGCTATTGGGTTGTGCCTTGGGGAAAAATTAGCAAGAGACCCCATAGTTAAAAATGCCTCTTTAACACCTAACGCTGCCGGGTAGCCATCAGAACGCCGCCAAATAGAAGCTTCCTCTATTTCAATAATGCCTTTAACAACATTAGCTGGGTCACCTATTTCTGGGTTATGCCCTCTATATCCAAAATTACGTTTCATTAATTCTCCGAAACATTTCCAAAGCTTGACGCTTCATCACATAAGGAACTAGGAAAAGCTCTACCCGGCCCCCAAATTATTCTAACCGCACCATTACCACCGTCACCAACGGGGCCATAAATCCTATATGTACTGGGACCAACCTGTATCTGACTCGCTAAACCAGTGTTTCCAGCGCCGCCACCATATAGGCCCGGTTTAACCGCATCAGCATTATTGTGGGGGGCTGCGCCACTTCCTCCCGCCGGGGGCGCTGTATTATTCCAACCACTTACGGATGCTGGGTTGTAAATAGCTTTATTTACGTGCGAACCGGGAGGGGTTGCTACGCCCGCGTTCATACCATATGAACCGCTCTCACCGTGACTTGCGCCAGATGTGCCAAGTCCGTAAACTCCAACACCACCGCCCGGACCGCCGTTTGCAACCGGATTTCCTATAAAAGCCCCGGCTGCACCAGCGGCACCAGCCCCAGAGCTAGCGCTAGGGTGTCCATCATAAGTTCCGGGCGGGCCAGTATTTGTATATCCAGAACCATCACCAGCATAGCCGCCAGCGCCGCCACCACCTGTTACTCCATTATCAAAAGGATGACCTACATTAAACCCGTTAGAATAGCCGCCTCTACCGCCGCCATCTCCTACGGGGGCATCTGACTGACTTTGAGCCACAGCAGCAAAAATAGTATATGGAGCGTCACCAGCGCCAGCCTTGCAAGTGCTTGTGTTGTTAAACCAACTATCTTGACCAGCATTGCCACTAGAAGAGGGGAAATTCCCTGATGGAACTACACTCCCCGCACCACCCGCGCCAACAAACAAATCATAGCCTTGCCCGGGAACAACAGAAAAATTATTTTTATAGGCTAATGTCGCACCACCACCGCTGACCGTGCTAAACATTAAGCCAAAAAAATCATGTTGTAATCCACCACCGCCACCGCCAACGCAAACTACGGAAACGGTTGTAGCCCCGGCTGGAGCAACCCAAGTATAACTTCCCGGTATATAATATAAATGCTCACCTATGGGTGCTGGGGGAACACTGTGCAATTCCGTGGTTACTAAACCAAAGCGACCCTTGTTGGTCTCTTTGTGGTCATCAGAGCCTTTTAAACTGCCAAATTTAGTTATGTTTGAGGGCATTGGTCACCTATGATATTTCCTCATAAGCAATGACAATATCTATATCACTAGCAGCGGAAGCTAATGCCCTAATACTGTCATTTTCCTCAAGATAAATACCCGTGTCCCTTGATAAAACAACTAGCGTTGCATCTTTTGGCACGGCAACCGTTTTTACTAAAAAAAACTCACTTGATTGGTTTTTAAATACTGAAACTGAAGCATCAGCATCATTTACACCGTCAATATTAGCGCAAACTATACTATTAATTTTAAATATCTTGTTGCTACCACTAGCGTTTGTAACAATGTTAGCCGCTGAAGTTGTTAGCGTTTGTCCATGCGTTTTGCCATTGATAGTGTTTATATTTACTATGTTAGGGTTTGCCATGCTATTTCCTATCCAAAACCAAAAATAAGTGAGTAAGCTAAAGTTTTACCGGGAGATACAATATCGCTGGATGTAAACGTTACAAAAACAACCGCGTTACCACTTAGATTAAGCAAAGAACCCGTGGAGCTTTCTGTTAGAGTTCTTGAAAGTGAGGTCGAGCTATGGGTGTATACCCCCTCAGATATTTCCCAAGCGTAGCCATCTTCAATAGTAAAACGCACAGTTTCACCATCAGCTATGCCACCAGCATTAAAAGTTTGAAATCCATTTTCAGCGGCCCCTAAAGTTATGGACCCGGTTCCCGTGCTAGCAGTGCTTACTTTTATCCTGTTACCGTTTGCTGGCATTAATACTGGCCCTTAAGTTATTGTTTTTTATGAAGGATCTGGTATTCCTATATCGAGGGATTGTAAGCTAAATGTATTCCCGGTAGCCACAGATTGTGGCGTTGTTAACGAACCAGTTGCCAATAATCTTGTGTTGCTTACATCTGTTATTGCGTAAAATTGTGCGTTCCCAGTGCCAGTAACGCTTGCCCCTGATATTGCTGAAAGTGTCACTTTACGACCTCCTCCAGTTCGATCCGCAGGAGCAGAAATACTAATAGAGGTTGCATTTCCTAACGTATACGTACTTGTTGCTTCTGCGTAGCTTGTTGCCTCTTGTGACGTAATGTCTACCCTTGAGGCTTCTGTATCGAGTACCGTCAATCCGTTATCAAGCACCCTGTCTGCTATACTTGCCATTTAATAACTCCTTATCTTCATTCTGCGACCAGAGCCGCTAGTTTTTGATCGTTCACTTTCCGCATTTATATCATTGATTGCCTTTTGATACAATGCCGCCCATGTGTTTGCACGAGTATCTTCTTGCAAATATGGCGCAGAGTGAACTAAAGAACCATAAAGATAAGCATCTGGGTAATTAGTTAAAACCCAGTTTGTTGCAGTTTGTGCATTTAATGGAGTAATAGTTTCATAATAAAGCATCTCCAAAGTATAAGACGCATCAGGCGTTGGAAACACCTCAATACTACCATCGAGAATAGCAA